GGCGTTTGTTCGTCATCAATCAATGCCCAACCTGATGTTTGTGCATTGTCGATATTTTGCCAGTTTGCGTCCTCTGTGTCATCAATTAAAGACCAGAAAAATACACCAAAGTTGCCAACTTCGCCCATTGCTTGATTGCCAGTGATAGCCTGCAACCTAGCACCTACCGATACAGAACCAACAGAACCCCGAGCACTTACGCCAGTTAAAGGGCGCTCATAAATAACTTCTGCACTCATGGTTCCGACAGAACCCGTAGCAGATACGCCCGTTAAAGCAACGCTGACTACTGGGCCAACAGTACCAACAGAACCCGTGGCTTGGTTGCCAGTAACATAGTATACGGGTACTACTAAACCAGCCGAACCGGATGCAGATACACCCGTCAAGGCCACCGTGCGACTAGAAGTTACAGAACCAACAGAACCCGTGGCTTGAACGCCTGTCGCTGTGGCAAGCTTGTTAAATACAACCGTTCCTACCGCACCCGTAGCTTGTACACCCGTGAGGGCGACATTCAAACCGCCGTGTGTAACCGTGCCAACATTACCAGTAGCGGAAACTCCTGTGAGAGCAACAGAACGGCTAGAAGTAACTGTTCCTACTGAGCCGTTAGCAACAACACCGTCTTCCGTTGGGTTATTAGTCTCTGTAACATTACCAACTGCACCGCTTGCCTGAACACCTGTTAGCGCAACTGTACGACTGGGGCTTACTGTACCAACTGAGCCTGTGGCTACAACTCCATCTTCTGTTGGGTTGTTTGTTTCTGTTACATTACCAACCGCGCCAGAGGCTTGAACTCCTGTAATAGCAACGGTAATATTGGGGGTAGCCGTACCCACCGCGCCAGAAGCAAAAACACCAGTCAAGGCAAATGTACGCGCCCCAACGGACACCGTACCAACATTACCCGCAGCCTGAACACCGAAAAGTGGCGGGGCTGCAACTACCGTACCGACTGAGCCTGTGGCTGAAACACCTGTGATTGCAGTGGTCGCGTTAGCTGTAGTGGTTCCAACTGCGCCTGTGGCTGAAACCCCAGTAAGGGCAACAGTACGTGCGCCCATCGACACAGTACCAACTGAACCCGTGGCAAATACGCCGCTTTCTGTTGGGCTGTTGGTTTCCAATACATCACCAACTGCGCCAGCGCTAGAAACACCAGTAAGCGCAACCGTGCGTGCGCCCATAGAAACCGTGCCAACTGCACCATTAGCTTGAACGCCAGAAATACTAGCGCCATATACAAAAGTTGTACTACCAACTGCGCCTGTGGCTGAAACACCTGTGATAGCAACCGTACGACTGGAACCTACAGTGCCAACTAAACCAGCGGCTACAACTCCGTCTTCTGTTGGATTATTAGTCTCTGTTACGTTACCAACTGCGCCACTTGCTTGGACTCCAGTAAGTGCTACAGACTTGCTTTGGGTGACTGTGCCAACGGCTCCAGTAGCTTGAACGCCTGTTATGGCTACAGTTGTAGTAGGAGTGGTTGTGCCAACTGATCCTGTAGCAGAATTCCCTGTTATGGCTCTTGTGTAAGAAACAGTGCCTACAGCACCCGTAGCAGACACGCCCGTCAAAGCAACGGTACGACTTGGTGTGACAGTGCCAACAGAACCTGTAGCTACAACCCCGTCTTCTGTGGGATTGTTGGTTTCTACTAAGTCCCCAACTGCACCAGTGGCTTGAACGCCCGTAAGAGCAACTGTCCGGCTGGTAGTAACTGTACCTACAGCGCCAGCGGCTGAGACCCCCGTAAGAGGTCTGCCAAAAATAACAGTGCCAACAGCACCAGAGGCTTGAACCCCTGTTATGGCAACGGTACGACTTGGTGTGGCTGTACCTACAGCGCCTGCTGCCTGTACGCCTGTGAGTGCCACTGTGCGGGCACCCATCGACACTGTACCTACTGAGCCTGTAGCAGATACTCCATCTTCTGTTCTGGTATTAACAACCGCAGTTGTGCCCACCGACCCCGTTGAGGATACGCCGGTAAGCGCAACGACAACCGTCTGCCCCGCAAGCGAGGAGAACGGAGCACCTGCAAACGGGGCTATACCAAACATAGATCAAACGGCGGGTTCCCCCACCGCCCCTAGTTAGGTTGTAGCCAAGCGGATCAGCGCAGTAGTGGTGCTGTTTGCAGGCATCGTCAAAGTAAACGTACCAGCAGTTACAGTTTGTGAACCAAAAGTATGGACGCTAACAGCCGTATTGTTTTGAGTAGAGTTGTACAACAACACGGTATCAAACGCAGTAGCTAACGTAACAGTTGTATAAGTAATGCTTGCTGAAGGTGTCCAGTATGCAACACCTGCTGTGGCAGATGAGTTAGTCGCAACAGGAACAGTAGCATTAGTTACCGCTACACCGCCAGCCGTGTAGCCAGTACCCGAAACTTCACCAGTAGCTGTGTAAGCTGTAGTGGCTGCATTTATCGTAGCAGATGCCAGATACAAAGCCGCTTTAAACGAATCGGTAGTAGGCGCTGTCAAACTTGTACGTGAAACAAGCGTAATAGTTCCAAATTAGTGACCGCCATTGAGCAACTGCCCCATGAAAGAGGTGCACATTGATTGTGTATTTGCCATGATATTTCCTTATTCAAAAGAAGCTGCTTCAGCGAACAGCGGGGGTGAAGTTTTTAAACGTACATGAACCGAACGGTGAACAAGTTCGCCTTCGTGCCAATACTCCGTCCAAGTGGTGTATTCAATGTCATTATCCAACGAACCTTCTCTTTTTTCAAGCAAAGATTCTTCCATGTCGCCTTTTGTGGTGGTTACAAGTGCCATTTGTTCTCCTTAGTTAGAACTGCGAATCAATGCAGCCGTGGCAGTATTAGCTGGCATTGTGATGGTGAAATTGGTAGAAGTTTTGTCAGACCCAAAGTCCAACACTGCAATTGATTTATTGCCCTGTGTGACGTTGTAGATTAATGCACAACGCGCAGTTACTGAGGCATTAAACACGACATTGGCAAAGTTAACATAAGCCGTAGAGCCGGAAGTCTCCAAAGTCACACCAGTCAACAGTACTCCGCCAGCTACATAGCCGGTGCCTGCTACTTCGCCACTAGTCGTGTAAACGGTAGTGCCTTCGTTTAAATCTGCGTTGGCCGTGTACAGAGCAATATATAAAGTATCCGTGAGTAAATCATGAACACCTTGGTACAACTGCTTTTTAAAACTAGTTGTTTGGGTTTGGAGAATGCTGCTCATGAAACCGCAATCCTAACTTGACCATCACGATACGCATCCATGCGCTGCTTACCATCACCCAAGTTCTTGAGCAGTGCAATTGCCTGAACGTAACGATCTTGCGCGGTCTTATACGCATCGGCTTCTGATTTCATATAAACCAGTGCTTCGCAAATAGTGCCATACAAAAGCGTGGAGTCAAAATTATCGCCAAGCCATGTAGTACTTGCGGTAACAATCGACTCAGGGTAGTAATAAAAATGCAGTTCTGCGCGGTAGTTAGCGCTTGGTGTGGGGCCAACAATAAACGTCAACTCGTTCACATCAGAAGAGTTAGGGCCAAAGATAGCGTAGTGTTTTGGTTCTGCTGCATAAGCTGACAAAGGATATGCCTCACGGATGAAGTTTACATCCTTGTTCAAGAGGTACAAATAGTCGCCTTGGAACACCACCGCACCGGAAACAGTACCACTGTTGGCTACAGTTAACGTGACTGTCGTTCCATTGATGCTTCGGACGGCTGCGTTAGTTCCAATACCAGTCCCAGTGACTTGCTGACCAGCCTCAATACCTGTAGCGCTTGCTACTATGATCGTCTTTGCTCCAGATGCTCCTGTCGCAGTTGTGCTGTTATATGGGTAAATAGCCAAACTGTATGTAGACAGGAAATCATCCGGCGCAGACAAGTATTTATTGCCGGTTTGCAATGTGCCAGTCATGTTCTTTCGCAAGTTAGCAATCTGCACCGTGTTGTAGATGCGTTGCTCCGCCTGACGGATAAATGTATCCATGTCAGTGGTTGGAAAAGAGTTCTCGCAGTAATCAGATACTGCGGTGACTAGCTGGGCGTAATTCATGCCATTGGGCCTCTACTCATAAAGCCTTTAGTAGCCGCGCCTGCGCCACGCATTTTAATACCAGACGTTTTAACTGCTGGTGCGGGGCGACGATACACATTTCCAACAGCCATATTGACTGTAGCGGCATCGCTCTGATCGGGGCGAGATGCTAACTGAGCCATGGCTTCTTTCGCACGGCCTGCGTAAGCTGATGCGGGTTTGTTGTTTACAGCCATGATTAGCCCCGTTTCTGTGCGGCAATTTTTGCCAAGTTACGACCCATAGACAGCATATCGGAATTGGTTTTACCCTTACCTTTACCCTTGCCGCCCATCATTTGTTTAGATGTGGGGCCGCTGTCACCCAAATTTTTACCTTCGGTTTTGCCTTTTTTAGCAATGCCGTCGGCTGATCGTGTGTATGCCATTCTAAGCTCCTTAAGATATGCTTACTGTACCAACAAATGTCGTTGCCACCAAGTAGTTTGGTGTCAATCCTGCATCAAAATTACTAGCCCCGCCTACAGGTGCCCAACCCCACTGAATATCTCGTGAACCACCCGCGGTGTATCCGTCAACGTTAACGCCAGAAGTCACATACGTTGTGTCCTTACGCGGGTTACGCAAAGCCTGTGGGTCATCAACCGGAAATGTGCCCAGCATCAACTGAGGTTGGTCAGGGTCCCAGCACTCATGACAAACCAGCAACTGATACTTTCTCTGCTTGATAACCTCGGTCTTAAGCGTCTTCAATAAAAATTGCTGGCCACAGCGGTCGCACATGGCAATCGCTTTTTTGCCGGATGCAAACCTATTCCCCATTACGTGCTACCAATAAACTGCTGACGGGGCACAAGGCGGATGGCCGCTTTTTCGCGGTCCTCGCCTGCGGCGATTTCAAACGTCTCGTTGTACATCATCTTGAGCATTTCTACTCGGGTCATCAGTTCTGGGACTTTGACCGCAATGTGATACGCCAAACCCGCCACAAGAGCCGGTAGGAAGCGGAAATTCATGTCCGCAGTACTAACACCAGCACCGGCGTCTTGGACGCGTCTGAGTCTCCAGTATACGAACTGGTAGGGCGTTGAGTTATCAGGAGTAGGCCAAACCGTTACGGCTGGAAGCTGGGGCACAAATACCGCAGTACCATCAGCTTGAGCGGCGGCAGTTGTATTGTTCTGACCGCGGAACACGCCCCCAAGCACATTGCCTGTGACGTAACCGTAATAGATGTCTTCCGTACCAAGACGGATAAACCCCGATCCTGCTAAGCCAACTACCGTGCTAAGCGTTATTGTGGTGGCTGTTGACGAAATTGCGCCATCCAAGACCGCGCTCGTTGGATTAATTTCACCAGAAAGTCTTTGCACCCAGACTTGAATTGGGCGAGCTTGGCTAAGCTTGTTTGGAATAGTTGCATAAGTAGAGACGCTAATGCGTGTAATGGTTAAGTCCGCCTGCGTAGACGCAGTGTTAGACCCAGTACGAACGACGTGCTCTAGCAGGTCAATCGTGTCGGTTGGTAAAGCGTAAGTAGCCAGTCCCGGAGTCAGGTTAATGATTCCCTGCTCCATTGTCCACATATTAATACCCTTAGACTGCCACTCAATCGTCATTAGGTTCATTGACCGCCGCGCCGTACGCAAATCGTAGCCCGTACGCATCTCCCGGCCCGCACGCTCCCATGCTTCTTCAGCGATTTCCGTGAAGTCCATATTGAAGAGTGTGGTGCCGGTAGTGGTCATTTTTTAGCCGTCTTTGCAGAGTCAATAAAAGCCTGAGCCGTAGGTGCGCCCTTTTGCCCCGGTTTACGCATTTTTTCACCGCGAGCGCGTTTGGCATGAATGTTGGCATAAAGGCCAACAGGACCGCCTTCCGCATATTGCGTGAAGTCAGTGTCATCCCGACGTGCTTTTTTCACGCCTTTGGGCATTTTAGAGGGCATGATAGCCCCCATCCCACGGCTGGCCAGCATGATTAGATGTACTTTCCGCGGGTCTTACCCTTGGATGCAATGCCATCTGCGCGGCTAGAAGCAGAACCAAACGATGGCTTAGAGGTTTTTACACCGCCCATTTTAGATGGCTTTACAGAACCACCGCGTTTCATGCCCATGCCGGAACCGGCAAAGTCAACAGTATTTCCCCCACGGTCTTTACCAGCCAAAGCAGAGCGCAGACGTTCACCGACAGAACGTGTATCGGTTGTACCACTACCGCTTCTAGCATTCTCACGGCTTCGCTTGGCGCGATCTGCCAAAGACATCTTGGTTACGTCATCGGAAGCTGCGGATGCTTTAGGAGCAGGCTTAGATTCAGCTTTAGGAGCAGGCTTGGGAGCGGGTTTAGCCGCGGCCTTAGGCGTAGCTTTGGCAGCGGCTTTTGTTGAATAAGACGTGCCAGACTCGCCATATTCTTTGGCGTTAGGGTTCTTCAACCCCATGTCTTCGCGCTTATTGGCTTCTTCCATTGCGTCGATTTCGCCGCCGTCTTCGTAACGTTTTTTCATGTTAACTCCTTTTAGCAGGCGTATCCGCCCATGTTCATGGTAATCATTTTGCCTTTGGTTTTGCCTTTTGAGCAGCATCCGTCAGCGGCTTTGGTATAGCCACCAGCGGCTAATTTGGTTTTGGGCTGACCTTTGTGCAGACGGCTTTCGTGTTTGCTCACGGCTTTCTGCATCATGGCTTTGTCCATCTTTACGTCATCATGTTTCATGTCGCCACCTTTAGAGAATTTGCGGCCTTTGTCGGCCTGATTAAAGTCCTTGCCCACGGACTGTGGGACTCCCGCTTTCTTAGCAAACTCTGGGTTGTGAGCCACAGCCGCCATGAAATTATGTTGTTTTTTACTTGTACTAGGCATTAGTTATGGCACGAGCAAACGCGCCCTCCTTTGGCCATATTCATAGCGCTGTATCTATCTTCAAGAAACCCGCCGCCACCGGAAGGTACGTTCATACCATAATCTCCATCAAACGTGTACTCGGGTGGAGCCATGTCTTTGATGCCAGTTGTAACCATCTCTGGTATACCTGACGTATCTTCACTACCCCCGCGTAGGATAGAAGCCAACAAAGCAGGGTCAAAGTCATCAGGTGCGCCGCTAACAGGTGCTGCCTTTAGTTCATAGGGAAGATTGCTAACATTTGCCTCAAATATCGGGTTGTCTTCTGGCAGTGGTCCTACCGTTTTCCCAGTACCGGGAGTTTGAGTTCCGTAATTCATATCACGAACGGTATTTTCAAACCGGTCGTACACTTCTGGAGTTGACTCTCGTGTACCTACCCAATCATTTATATTTTGCGCAAAGTAGCCGTTATAGGGATCGTATGGCTCTTCAACCCTTGGCGTGGCACGTACAAAATCACCTACTGCAGTGGGCAAAGCATCCCCAATGGTGTCGCGCATTACTTCTTTGTAATATTCTTTGTCGTCTTCCGCACCGGCTTTTAAATCTCTGACCTCATTGCCATACCCCAAATAATCAGCCGCTGCGGTGACGCCTTTGTTAAGAAGGTATGCCTGTGGATTAAGCGCAAATGTAATAAAGTCCATCTGACTAGGCGACAGCATTGACGACACTTTATCCTTGGCAAATGTGCCAACAGCGCCTTTAACTAATGAGTCAATGCCAGCCATGGTTACTCGTCCTTAGGCGCGCCCTTGCGCCCCAACAAATTTTGAACTGTCTCGGTTTCCCAGATGCGGATAGCCGTCCACACGATTGTAAAAATTGCGGCAATCGACGGCAACATTTCCACCAAGGTTCCTACAACAGTAAGTATCGACAACGCATCAACAACATGCTTTGCCGTTTCGTGTGACTCGCTCATTTCAGCAGTTCCACGCCCGCAGGCTCTTGTTGATACGTGAGTTCGGGTCTTTGGCTGTCTCCGCACTCGTGAGTTTTTTCTTCATGCCACTCATCCGGGCGCAAAAGGAGTCGCGCCGGGACCCGCCCTCGGGCTGGGGTGCTTTCAACCCCGGCTTGCCCGGATTGGCTTTGTTGTAGGAAGCACGGCCCTTGGCGTTCAATCCGCCCGCGTCCGATTTGCCTTCCTTGCGTTGCCATGCGGGGGACTTAGCCATAGTACACAATCACAGAAGCACCCGCACCTGTGGTGACTGCCAAGCTAGTTCTAGCCAAAATACCTTCTCCGGGTATTAGAATGTGTATTGTTCCGATTGCTGTAGGAGCGGGGAACGAGAATAGCGTAACGGAACCTGCGGCTCCATCTTTAACAACAACCGTTCCACCAGTAGCCGCATAGGAAATTGTGAGGGCTTTTAATCTATTGCGATTTGTGCCACCAACAACAGTATCCGTTGCCGAAGCCGCTACAAGAAGCGACTTTACATCATATTGCATTGACATAATCAATCTCCTTTAAAAACGGGGCCGAAGCCCCTTGGGTTGATTAGGAGTTAGCAAATGGTGTAGCAACAGTACCTGT